CGGCAACGCCGGCACTGCCGAATGACGCACCTTTCTTAATCGGTATACCGATTTCGAAACAGAACGAAACGATGTGTTAACACCATCTCGTAAGTCGGTGCGTTCCCAGGTGGCATTAAGCCAATGATAATACCCTCCCGTACCATTATCTTTACGGATCGTCTGTTCGACGAGCCTATGAGAACTTGGCGCATAAGCGACAAGCTGGTACTTAGAGTTGGTATCATCACCACCCCAAAGACGTGAAGGGATATGAGAAGCGAGCCATGTCCAGAGGTCGTCGACCTCTGGATTTAGGATGCTACTTAATCCTTCTGTTGCCCATTGCCTAACCTTGTTGGCGACGTCNATGACGTCTAACAAAGTAGCAATAGGTTTCTTCACGTAGAAAGGAGTTATATCGTACCCATCATAATAGTGACCACCACAACTTTCCCTTAATGGTCCTTCGACGAAGGATTTATCGGGATTAACCGAGAACCCAAAGTAGGAGAACACAAAAGGAAGATATGTGGATATGCCAACAGGGCATATGATGTCGTCGCCATAAACGGATACGATACCACGAGAGCCTCGAAAATAGGCTATGGCTCGCGTAAGAGTATAGAAGAGAAGACTCTCCAACTCNAACGTNAAACCATTTCCCATAGAAGAGAACATCTCATTCCGATGCTCCTCACCGTCGATGACGGTGACATGACTTCTAACGGAGTCAAGGAGGGTGAACCAGCACTCAGGAAGTAACAACTGAACGAGTCCTGTTGTCACAGAATCACTAGCACTTGAAAGATCAAATGTAGCGAGTTCTCGGGAAATAGATCCCGTCCGAGCTAATGATCGGTTTATCGACTGATCATTAAGGTTTATGCCGATTCGGCGTAAGCACTCGCGAAAGTGCGAACCGATTCCCTTCTGAATGAACATATTAAGATCGGGTTCTTTACAAGCAACTCGATCTATATCGGTCTTCTTGGGGACAGTGAACAGCACGTTACCTGAGACTATCTCTGGTGAGATAGGCTCTGCCGCAAGCCACCCTGGCAACTCATCGACCAAAGTCGAGAAGAGGTCAAGGCAACGAGCGGTAGCATGTGCTTTTCCGAGGTACTTACTTGCCGGGTGGCTTTCGGTACGTGGACGACTCGTGGACGCTCCACCTGAGAAAGAGCCAATAAGGCTCCCCAAAGGTGCAGTCTCTCCTATGATTGAGACAATCATGGATTGACAGAAAGTAACGAAACGATTGAACGGCACCCGCGGTAAAATATTATATTC